AAGGTCGCGCTGCGGCAAAGGCCGAGGGCATGAATCTAAAGCCTCCAGTTAAGACTGGCGACAACCCCCGCAGGGCATCGTTCCTAGCCCGTATGGGGGGTAATGCTGGCCCTGAGTATAAAGACGGGGAACCTACCCGCCTGCTCTTGAGTTTGAGAGCATGGGGGGCATCATCTAAAGCAGACGCTCAAGCTAAAGCAAAGAAAATATCGGCCAGAAATAAGGCAAAGTGATGCAAATACCTATCCTGAACGGTATTTACACCGATAACACTCCAGAACTGCGGACATCGTACCCAGTCAACTTAGTGCCTGTGCCAAAACAATCAGGCATCAGCAATGGGTTTCTGCGACCAGGTGATGGCATTGTGTCAAACGGCACAGGCCCAGGCATTGACCGTGGCGGCATCAACTGGCAGGGCAGTTTGTATCGGGTGATGGGCACAAAGCTGGTCGAAATAGACAGCGCAGGCACAGTGACTACATTGGGCGATGTAGGTGGCCCAACAGATCAATTGGTGACATTTGATTACAGCTTTGACCTGTTAGCAATTGCATCGGGTGGGCGGCTTTATTACTGGAGTGGCACAACTCTTACTCAAGTCACAGACCCTGACCTTGGGGTAGTGCTTGATGTGGTGTGGGTGGATGGGTACTTTATGACCACCGATGGCGAGTTTTTGATTGTTACTGAGCTGTCCAATCCGCTGGTGGTAAATCCGTTGAAATATGGTAGTTCAGAGGTTGACCCTGACCCAGTGGTAGCTTTGCTAAAGCTGAGAAACGAGGTCTATGCGCTGAACAGAAACACTGTTGAGGTATTCGATAACGTGGGCGGGGAACTGTTCCCGTTTGCCAGAATTGATGGCGCACAATTGCAAAAGGGTGTGGTCGGCACATTTGCTTGTTGTGTCTTTATTGAACGCATTGCATTTTTAGGCAGTGGGCGCAATGAAGCCCCAGGCATCTACATCGGGGCAGCGGCAACAACTCAAAAGGTAAGCACACAAGAAATTGACAACATCCTGTTGGAATACACAGAGGCGCANTTGGCTTTGGTGAAGNTGGAAGCNAGNAACGACAAGAANCANCAGCATCTTTATGTNCATNTGCCTGACCAAACTTTGGTTTATGACGCATCTGCATCCGAGGCTTTGCAAACACCTGTGTGGTTTACTTTGGTAAGCACTTTGGTGGGTCTTGCACAGTATCGTGCTAGAAACATGGTTTGGGTCTATGACAAATGGATGGTAGGTGACCCGCAAAGTACAAACATTGGCTACTTGGTGCAGGACACAGGCCACCACTGGAGTCAGCAAGTCTACTGGGAGTTCGGCACACTGATTGTTTATAACGAAAGCAATGGGGCGATATTCAACGAACTGGAATTGGTCAGCTTGACGGGCAGTATTGCACTTGGCAAAAACCCGCAAATCAGCACCAGCTATTCACTGGATGGCAAAGCCTACTCGCAAGAACGGTTTATCTCTGTTGGCACGATTGGCAATACCAAGAAGCGCCTGGCCTGGTTCCAGCAAGGGCACATGAGAAATTGGCGCATACAGCGCTTCCGTGGGGACAGTGATGCCCATGTGTCTTATGTAAGGCTGGAAGCGCAAATAGAAGCATTGGCCTACTGATGGCAACCGCGCCTATTTCCCGCAAGTTGAATTTGACCCGTGACCAGCTTGCGGCGTTTCTGACCGACCAGCAGCAGATCAGGCAGTTTGAGTTATTGTTTGCGACTGTGGATGCAATTGCGCCTGATGTGGTGCTTGAGATAAATGTAGCCGCAGGAACAGCTCAGTCAACAGCAAATGATGCGTTAGCGCAAATCATTGCTTTAGCGCAAGAGACTGAAGTCAATGATGCAGCATTGGGCGCAAAGGCACAGGATGCAATGGATAGGATTGCGTTGCTGGCACAAGAAACTGCGGTGACTGTGGCATTGGCTGAAAGCAAAGCAAATCAGGCTTTAGCATTGGTGGACAAGCTGAATAAAGCCGTTGAGGGCTTGCAGATGACTCCACCACCACGGGAATTTAAGCGCAGCAAATATGGAACGTTTTACGACACCACAACACAGACAGCCACGGTTATTAACACAGCCCAAGCCATCACATTTAACACAACAGATTTAAGCCAAGGTGTGTTTTTATCTACATCTTCACGGGTGCAAGTGGACAGTGAGGGCATTTATGATTTTCAAACATCAATTCAACTTGATAAAACCACTGGCGGTACGGCAATCTTTGACTTGTGGTTTCGCTTAAATGGTGTTGATGTAACAGACAGCGCCAGTAGAATAAGAATTCAAGGCAACAATGCTGAGATTTTTTCATCACTAAATTATTTTTTTGATCTCAAATCAAATGACTATGTTGAACTGATGTTCTCGGTTACTGATCTTGGTGTTGAAATTACTGCTTTTGCTGCCGCTGCCCCTGTTCCAGGCATCCCGTCCATAATCTTGACAGTTTCAAATAATATCGGAGGTTTCCAATGACCGTCACAGTAAAGGTGCTAATCCCTGCAAAACAGGCAGAAAACGCACAGACCACCCAATACACTGCAACAAATGTCAAGGCGATCATTGACAAGTTCACGGTGACTAACACCAGTGCCAACAATGTGACTTTCAGTTGCAACTTGGTCACTGTGTCTGGATCAGCAGGAGCATCCAACCTGATTATTGATGCACGAACCATCGTGCCCGATGAGACCTACACCTGTCCCGAACTGGTAGGTCAGGCGTTGGAGGCTGGTGGTTTTATATCCACAATTGCAGGGGCGGCAACATCCCTAACCATTCGTGCATCAGGCCGAGAAATTTCATAAGGAGTACACACATGAAAGAATTTATGATGATGCCCAAGGGTTTTATGGGCTTGCCAAGCGAAGAGCCGTTTTTAACCGTTGCTGAGAATAAAGCCAATTTCCTGATTGCGGTAAAAGATTGGCACTACGGGCCAGAGGAACCCAGCAACGACCCAAAGGCAAACCCTGAGTTTTATGACTCACTGGCAGAGGCCATGCAGTGTGATGCAAAGGACGCAAGGCGCAAGCATTGCTCGAACTGCGGCTACTACGACAACAGCTTGATGACCCAAGTCAGGATTGAGCGCATTCCGATGGCTGGATATGACACGGGCTATGGCTATCGTGGGCATTGCGAAAAGCTGAACTTTATCTGCAACGATATGCGGGTTTGTCAGGCTTGGGAAGATGAAGAAGAAGAATATTGACCTTTTGTCAATTTGTGCGAAAATCAAGCCGCTGAGTTACGGCATCCAGCGGCCTTTCCTACATAGGAGTTGTGCATGACCGATGGACTGCGAGAAAACCTGACAAAGGTTTTTATGCTATCTGATTCAGCCGTTGAATGGTTGATGATGGTGTATGACGCAATCCAAGTCTTTGATGATGTAGCGGATGGCGACACAGTAGAGCGCAAAGACCTAAACGCGGTCATTTGGAATACGCTGGTAGGTATGCCCCAGAATGCTTTTTTCATCGCCAATAGCAACCATTTAGTGCCTTTACTGGCAACAAACATTCTCAAGTGGCAAGCATCAGATACGGCAGAGCAAAATAAACAGGCAGATGCCAAGTCATTCATGTGGCGTGCAGGCTATTACGATCTTGTTTTGATGGCAGTCTCGCTGGTGCATGGTGCTGGTTTTGCCACTTTAAATGGTCATCACGTGATGGCCTTATATGGCGAAGAAATTTGAAGATTACATGAAGGAGTTCGGCAATGCCTGATCCAATAACAGCCCTAGTAGTAGGTGGAACTGCACTTGCTAGCAGTTATGTGCAAGGTGAAGGGGCAAAAGCAGCCGCAAGTACACAGGCAGGAGCCGCACAAGCTGGAATAGCAGAACAGCGTACTGCCTTTGATAAGTTGCAAACTTTGCTTCAACCTTATGTTGATGTTGGCGCACCAGGAATAACTGGTTTAAAACCATACGCAGAAGCAGGCGCACCAGCTTTTGAGCAACAACAAGCCTTGATTGGGTTGCGTGGCCCAGAAGCAGAACGTGCCGCCATTGAAAGAATCAGTGGGGGTGCTAGATTTCAAGAGATGGCCCAACAAGGTGAAGAAGCATTACTACAAAGGGCATCAGCAACTGGTGGTCTAAGAGGTGGAAATATTCAAGGTGCATTGGCCCAGTACCGCCCTGCACTGCTTTCCAGTTTGATTGAACAGCAATATGGTAGGCTGGGTGGATTGGCAGATATTGGACGTGAAACACAAACAAATCTGGCAAAAATTGGGCAAGCATCTGCCGCCGGTGTTGCAGCGCAAGGCGTTACAACAGGGACGAACGTTGCAAACCTATTAGCGCAACAGGGTGCAGCACAAGCTGGCGGTCAATTAGGTGAAGCCAGGGCTTATGGTCAACTGTTGAATTTACCTGCTCAGTTCCTTGGTTTGCAATATGGCGCTGGCGGCAAAGCTGGTACGGGCTTTGGTTCACTTTTTGGATAAATCATGGCAACCATCAATCCATTTATGCAACCAATCAACTACGCCGTTGATGTACAAAGTCCGTTTGAATCGGCTTTGGGTGGTTTTAAAATCGGTGCTGGTATAGCTGAAATACAAGCAGCACAGCAAAAGCGCGACCTTGATCTTAAAGCACAACAAGAAGCAAAAAAACGGCAGACTGAACTGGCAGATTTATACAAAAATCCCAATGCAAGTAGTGCAGATTTTGAACGTTTAGCACCTTTTTTACCTAAAGAGCAGGCAGAAACTGCGCTTAAAGGTTTTGAAGCAAA